GTTATTTCATCTAATTCTTCATCCTGTAATTCACGAAGAACTGATTTAATTAATTCTCGTAATTTACTTTTGGACACTTTTCTTCAACTCTTTAACTAATTCGTAATATCTCATAAGTTGAACTACCGCACCATCTTTAACACTCTGTGAATTACCTACATCACAGAATTTATCAACAGAATTGATAGCTTCTTTTAACTTAATCTTAACAACTTTATCGTTTAGATTTTTACCATTATTTTTAAGTTCTTTTTTGATGTTTGGGATTTCATTTTCAATATATTCTTTAAGTGAGTTGGTATTTGATACATTGTTGATAAAGGCTTTAAGTAAGTTCTTTTGTGGGGAGTTTAAGTTGGAGTATTTTTGATTGAACTTTTCAAGTAAAGTCTTATATGTAAGTATTCTTAAATCTTCATCATCTGGAAGAGCAGTCATTGTTTCTGATAATTTAATTTCACTTTTTGTTGTTATATGTTCAACAAGATTAAAGTGAGATTCAGTTTTCTCATCAGGTAATAATGAATTAGAATGTTCAAATAGTTTAAACGCAGAAGCGTAAATCTTATAATTATCAACTTTTGAAGATATAAACTTTTGTAAGTCATAGTGTTCACCAATTGTTTTTATTAGATTATATTTTTCCCGTCTTAATGAAGCGTTGTTTAACTTATCTCTTTCGTTAATTACCTCATTAATAAAATAATCAGCCTTTCTATCATTACCAAACTTCTTATTAATAATGATGTTATATAGTGCTAATTCTTTCCCTAACTCCGTGTTTTCATTGAATTTACTCTTTACTATGGCAATTGCCTTACTACCGTCTATCTTATTTAAGACATCGGAAGTAATTTGTCGTAGTAAAAATTCAAACAATAAACCGGTGTTACGTAGTTTATTATGCTTTACTTTACGCATACTTTATCTCCATTCGTTTTGGATTCCAACAATGTATAGTTTTTCATATATAAATATAAAGTTTTTAGAGTTTATACTATATTTATTCACTTGTTTCTTCTTCTATTATGTTTTCTTCACTTAAAATACTTTTACCGTTGGTGTTCTTACTAAATCTTTGTTTCAGTTGAGATAATAAACCTTCACGAGTTACAAGAGTTGAACCCTTTGATGTAGCTAATGGTGATTTACCCTTAAACTCTCTCTTACCATATCGTTCTTTTTTGTAAGAAGTAGCATCTTTCAAGTCATCACTATCATATTCGTTTCCGTATTCTTTTTCTTCAGTTCCACTTCTTCTATCTCCACCGTGATCACCTCGTCTGGCCATTTCTAAATCCTCTTCACCATCGGCCTTTTCTCCAGATTCGGCTGGGTCATTACCTTCAGTTTCAATTTGTTCAAATCTAAAGTTTTGTTTTCTATCTTCAATGACACCCTCAAATACTTTTTCTTTATCACCTTGATTAAATTTAAATATATTATCATAAATCCATTCACGAGATAAAAGTTTATTTTCAATTAAACTATTAGCGATTTCTACTTGTTGATTTAATAATTCAAGTTTTTCTTGTTCGTGAATCATTGATGGATTCTGTAATTCTAAATCAAAGTTTATTAGTTCAGCGTCTTCAAATCCTTGTGAATATAGATGAACGATTGCAATCTTTGTAAGTTCAGCTACTACAATCTTTTGTAGTCTTTCTATTGTTCTTGCGAAACGAACATCTTCAGCTGCTAATGTTGCTTTACTACCAACACTTTCTTCATATCCTAAGAACGCTTTTGGAACTTTTAAAGCTGCATGTAACTTGTTTCTTAAATATTCAATATCATCAATCGCACCATCGTTAGATAATCCTTGTAGTGTTTCAATAGAAGTTCCACTATCTGATCCACGAACTGGAAGATAATAATCTTCTGTTGTTGATTCTACATTATATCGTAAGTTGTAATCACCTGTCGCTTGGTCAATTACTGGAATCTTTTTCATCTTACCGATGATTTTATTCATAAAGTTTTCTACTTCATTTGGAGGTATGTTTCCAATATCTACTTTAAATATTCTTTTTTCTGGTGCTCTCATAATACGATGAATTAACATAGCGTCTTCCATAAGAGTTAATTGTTTGAACACTCTACGAGCTCCTTCTAACATTGATTTACCATAAGGTAAGAAATTAGAATCTGACATTAATCTGAAGTGAGCTACTTCATAGTTTTCTTTTACCTCTTTATTCCCACCTTCTTCAATTTCAAATTGAACTAATTTTGGATTTTCTGGATCGTGGTCTTCTAATCTAAACACACCGTATGTCGATAGTGGTTTTACATTAACAATACCATATTTATCTACTATATCTAACGATAAAAAGAAATCACCATATTTTGTTAGGTTTCTCATCCAAGACCACAGATTAAACTCAATATTGATTATATCATAGAATAAGTTATGTAAGATGTCATGAACTTTAGTATTGTCTGTTTTAATTTTAAGAATTTGTCCTTCAATGTTATCAATCGTTGACTCATCTGAATAGATGTCAAGTGCTGATGATATTATCGGGTCAGCGTCCATTAATTCATAATCTCTAAATAATTGATTACGAGCTACTTCATACGCGTTTCGTTGATTCTCTCTACCAGCCCAACCCATTTGTTTAGAATTGCCGTGTATAAGTCTGTTATATCTATCAACAAAGTTATTTACCAATGATGTTGATTGACCGAAATCTACATCTTTAACTTTTAATTGGCCGTCCTCAGTTTTTCTAACAATTATGTTTGATTGAAATAGTTTCCCTAATCTCGTTAATATATTTTCGTCTTGTGCCATTTTTACCTCTTATTTAATTAACCATGATAGGTCTTCTTTTTCACCCTTAATGTCCATCGTATATGGATTTTCCTTCGGGCCACCAGCTTTACCAAATTGAAACCCAGTACTAAAGTCTGTATTTCCGTTCATGTTCAACATAGAATCCATCATCGCCCGTTGGTGCTTGTCTTTATCAGTTTTCAATCGTAGTGCAGTATCTCTAACCCACAATGCTATTGAATATGACATAACCAAATCATCGTTGTAACCACTCATCGCTTCTGGTTTTGAATTATGATATATAAATGTAAATAATTCTTCAATCAGTCGCGGTGACTTTATTTTTACCATCTTTTCACGAGTGTATTCTTCCATCTTCGCTATAATCAATGGTCTTGTTTTTACTGTTGTTGAAAATCCTGGTACCATATTTTTATCTTGATTTCTGTACTTATTTGATATCATTTGATGTTCTACATCAACAACTTGTAAATCTTTTGACATATAGAATAAGTTCTTATATCCTCTGTCTATAATAGTTTGTATTGTTGCCCAACCGATATTATTGTTTTCAACTACTAACAACGCATCGTTGTATTTTGTTGCTAATTCAATTAAGAAATTTCCATACTCCGTTGTTCCTAATTGTCCTTTATATTCGGCAACTTGTTTCATATCTTCTATTTCAAATACTTGTGTTGCTGAGAAGTCAGAACCATCTCCACGAGCCACATCAGCTACTACCATATATTCTTTTGAATAATCTGGATAATCCCATATCCATAAATTTTTATCTAAACCTGCCCGTTCCATTGGGTCACATACCATTCCTTCTTTATACCATTGTAGAATTTGAGGGTCAACCACAGATTCACCTGAAGTAAGAAAGTCAGCATCACATTCTTGTGCAGCTTTTGACGGTCCTAAAACTCTGTCTTGGTCATCTCTCCAAGATTGGTCTCTATCAGGATGAGAAGTCCAATGAAGTTTAAGTGTGTGAAAATCATTATTTCCGTCCACCGCATCAACCCATTGTTTATGAAACCAATTTCCTACACCGTTAGGTGTTGAAAGAGCAATACAATCACCACCAGTTGCTAATGTTTGTTGTGCAGCTGTCCATATTGAATCTGCGTACTCGATGAAAGCTGCTTCGTCAAGAATTAAAAGTGATAGAGCTTCTGAACGACCTGCTTCTTGTGTCGCAGCTACTGCCTTTATCTGTGAACCATTAGAAAATACTAATGAAAGTTTGTTATCTTCTGTTACTTTTGTTTTTAACCATTGTGGAAGTCCTGCATACATAACACGAACTTTTGTTACAAGGTTTTTAGCAGTATCTTTGTCTTTAGCGATACATAAAATATTTTTATCGGCATTAAATAACATCATCCATAATGAATAACCAGCGGTTAATGTTGATATACCTAATTGTCTTGATTTTAAAATGATGTTGTAACGATTGTCTTTGAACTCAGTCAACATATCCTCTTGGAAATCATATAGATTAAATTTAATCTTACCTCGTTTTGGATGTTGGATTGTACAATACTTTCTCATAAAGTGAACTGGGTCACTCACACATTTAGAGTATTCTCTTTTTATTGCAGTTTTAAGATTTTGGGGGTTAGACACTATTTAACTTGTCCCACAGCCCATACTGGTAATATCATTGATAATACTCCATAAGTATACCAAATGTATTTATTATCATACCATTTAGGTTTTACTTCTTTAATCATCATTTTTTGTAACTCAATTTGTTTTTCATATTGTTCAATCTGTCCTTGATATAAACTATCACTTTGTATATACATATATATCTGTGAATTTAAATTTCCGATGATTTTTTGATTATTTGAATCGGTGTTCTCTAATTCTCGTATAGAAGTATATAATGACTGAACTTCTTCCTCTGTAAACTCGTATGTTTTTTGAGGAAGAAGTATAGAAATGATTAATAATATTGATAGTAGATTTTTAAACATATTATCTTAATGTTGACCCACAATGTTCTCCAAAATTTATACACGCATTTGCTGCTTCACAGTACACCGTAGCTGTACCACAATTAATGGTATTAGTATCTGCGAAACATGCACCGTAACTATTATTGATACCGTCACCACATTTAGCTCTACCATTACTACAGTTGTCTGAACAAAAACCACCAATACAACTACAGGAATATAACCCAGGATCGGTGGTGTTATGTATGGTTCTCGTTCTAGTATTCCTCCTATTCATAGCATTCCTCCTATTCATAGTATTCATAGTATTTATCCCAGCGTTCCTCCCAGTATTCGGTGGGTTCACAGTGTTCCTCCTAACAGTCCTCCCAGTATTCGGTGGGTTCACAGTGTTCCTCCTAGTAGTCCTCCCAGTATTCGGTGGGTTCACAGTGTTCCTCCTAGCAGTCCTAGGATTTCTCGTACGCATGGATGGATCATCATTAGGCATACAATTACCATCAGGCATCCTGTGGAAACCTTCAGGACACGGGTTCATAGTATTACGATTATTTCTATTAGGTGTCATTCCTTGACGATTATTATTCATACGATTAGTAGTCATACGATTATTATTTCGATTACTACTACGATTCCCCCCACTGCGCGTACTACTTGTTCTTGGATGATAAGGCATATTATTTCTCCTACTTGTTATTTCTTGTTCTTAGTGTATTTTTTAAGAAAATCAGCTGCTTCATCTGATGACTTTCTTTCCACACCAAAAGATTCTCGTTGTTTTTTAATTTCTTCAAGAGCTTTTTTCTTGTTCTTTAAACTTTCTT